ATGAGTTTTATGTTTGTCCTGTTTTTAATCAAGCAATAAAAGATAATAAACAAATAAGAATATTTAACGTAGATAATATGTGGGGGTTAGGTACTCCTGAAGATTTAAAATACTACCTGGAGAATATAAAATGATTTGGTTTACAAGTATACAAAAAACTGGCGGCACTGCACTAAGAGAAGCTATAAGAATAAAAAATGATTTTAAAATACGTTTTTTTGATCATGGGTATGTTTACGATCCTTGGGAATCTAAAGAAAAAGAAGATAAGTACTGGAATAACCTAAATTTTAAATCACCAGCTAATATCTCCAGAGATTATAACCCTCTAAACACTATAATATCAGTGATTAGAAATCCTTTTGATATATTTGTTAGTTACTTTTTACACTCTAATAAAGACGGATGGGGGATGGTAAATAGACTTCATAATTTACACACTTTTGATCAGTTTGTAGATTATTACTTATCTCCGGACAAAGAATGGCATTTACCTCCTATGAAACACAGCATGTTTAGTTTTATATACAATAAACAAGGAAAACTTATCTCTGATCTATGCTATAAATTAGAAAATCCAGCTAAAATTGAAACATTACTTGCTGGATTAAGAATACCCCCAATGGGATTTTCTAATAAAACTATTTTAAAGGATGATTATAGAAGATATTATAAAACACAACAAATAGATGCTCTAAATAAAGTCTGGAAAAGAGATTTAGATTATTTTAAATATACTTTTGAATAATGAAAATAGCAGTACTTATTAACGGTAGCGGAAAACATTTAGATATTACAAAAGATTTATTTGCACACTGGAATAAACTATATGATAATATAACATTTGATTTTTACTTAGCAACCTGGGAAGATGAAATAGACTACTCAGAATATAAATGGATAAAAGCTTATGAGAGATTAAAAGAATCTGAGTGCCCTTATGATTTAGATTCTCATCCTAATGGACACCATCAACCACATTATGCTTATTCTCTTTATAAAGCAAATAACCTAAGAAAGAAATCAGGAATAGAGTATGATGGAGTACTACAGACTAGATCTGATATCTATATCTTTAGAGAACTACTAGACCTACTTACCTCTCTTTTTGCAGTTAAACAAGGTATAAATCAAGATGTTGATAATAGTCAAGTTACTCCCAGAATAATGTACTCTGGATACGGTAATGAACTTTTAAATGGAAGATTTTGGACTAGTGATTACTTCTTTTTTGGTCATCCTAAAGCTTTTGATAAGTTTGCAAATATGTTTATAGATGTATGGATAAAAAATGTCTTACCTGAGAATAAAAAACTAATGCATATTATGCAAGCAGAGTACTTACATTATATAGGTATCTATAACTGCGGTTTATCTAACTACCCTAATCATGCATTACAGAATGTTCTTATTAGAGAACCTCATCGTTTCGGTCATCATTCAACTCATACTGATGCAGGGTGGGATAAAATGCATCCTTCTCCATTTCAGCTTAGAACATTACTTAAAGGAGATGGACCTCAAGTACTACTTAAAAAAGATTTAGCTCCTAAAGTTATAATACATTTTGAAAATACAGATAAAGATGATATTAATATCTCATAGAGGAAATATAGATGGACCAAATGTAGAAAATGAAAATAAACCTTCGTATATTTCTACTGCTATTGAAAAAGGCTACGACTGTGAGGTTGATTTTTGGTTTGTTAATAATAAGTTCGTACTTGGTCATGATGAACCTCAATACGAAATACCTATAGAGTTTATACAGTCATATTATAGAAAGTTATGGATACATTGTAAAAACTATGATGCTTTATCTAAGTTAGTAGAGATAGATAGAGGAGGAGTTTATTTAAACTACTTTTGGCATGATACAGACGACGTAATAATAACATCTCAAGGATATATGTGGGCAAACCCAGGAGTATATATAGAAAACAGCATAGCTGTACTACCAGAATACAAAGAAGATAATTTAGAAGGCAGATTAGGTATTTGCAGCGATTATATTATAAATTATGAGCACTAGATTCGTTAGAAAAGGAAATAAAGTTATTCTAGGTATGGCTAAGAATGGAAGTCAAGCCATAAAACAATTAGGATTGAATAACCCAGAGTGGAAAACTACTGAAGACGATATTCCTGAAGATATACTTATTGACCATAGAGTTACAGTTTATATTCCTATTAGAGATGAACTAGATAGAGCTATCAGTGGTCTTATTCAAGAATTAAATGATGAAATAGTAGAAAAAGGTTTAAAAGATATAGAATGGTTCGTTAGAAGTAAAGTTGTTTTTGATAATTCGTACTATCCTTTTTTAAGTTATAAAAAAATACAAACTATAGAATATTTTTGGCGTTTTATTTTTCTTAACAAAGGATGGAAAGGATGTAAAGTAAAATTTTTCGATCTGAAATACCTATCTAATAAGTTTTGTGAACATATAGGTGAAGATCCTGCTAATATTCCAAAGTATAATACTGCTATAACTACTCCAATAAAGGTTGAAATAATGAAATACTTACCGAAAAAAGAGTCTTTATATAAAAATTATTTTCATATGCATTGGAAACGTCCTTACTTCTTTTTAGAAAAAAGTTTATGGAATAGAATAAAAACTACTGACTACTGGTTAAAGCTAAGAGAAGATAAAAAAGAAAATAACTTATTATGAGCAAAGCAGTCTTTATATCAGGATATTTATATAACTTATCAGACAATATAATTCCTTTTCTTAATAAGAATACAGATCTATTTGTGCATACTTGGCAAGGTAATGATAATGATAGGTGGATAAAGAAACTAGAGAGATATAAAAAATACTGTGGGGACTTTACTTTAATGACTGAAAAGCCTAAATTTGAAAGAAAAAGAATATCTTACTTATACTCTACTTATGCTGCTATAAAAATGGCAAAAGATATAGATAAGTATAATATATGTATAAAATTTAAACCTAATTTAGACGCAGAAGAAATAGAATATAGCCCTGATCCTTTTTTCCATTTTAAAAAAGCTAAACTCCAATCAAGACCTCTCTTAAACGATTATAAGATGGATGACTGTATTTACGGTACAGTACATTATAAATCTATAGACGAAAGAATGTTTACTGCGTATCCTAAAACGTTAAAAAAAATATTTCATAAACCTTTTAATAAGTTTTTTGAAGAGATAACAAATATAGATAAAAAATTATCAGAAATGATGGGTGAGAACTACGAAGGTAGTCTGCTATGGACAGAGTTATTTGAAAAAAATAACATTCCTATAATACAAGATATAAATTTAAAATTACCAAATAATAGACAATGGCTGTAAAAAGAGCAAAGAAATTAAAAAAACAAGATTTCGATAACGTAAAAATAATCCAAAACAGATTAGAGTTTGCAGATACTGAATTGGAAAAATTAGGTAACTTAAAAGTAGAAATTACTAAAAAAATTATTACCTCTATAACTGCTGGTACTACACCAGAATTATCTAAAGAAATAGCAAAAATACAACTATATATAGATAAGAACAAAGAGCAAATAAAATCCTTTATTGCTGAAACAGATAGACAGAACGTTGAGTTAGCTAAAGACTTGCAAAAGAAGTATGGAGACGGAACTATAAATCCAGAGAAAGGTACTTTTATTCCGAATACACTTTAGACTTTTAGTATCTATTTATATAAGAAGACAAATACTCTGTTTACAAGAGTTTTTCGTAATAGTCAATATATTTATTAATATACAATAATTAAATTAAACCAAACATGGCAGAAACTATAATCTCCCCAGGTGTATTTCAAAGAGAAAATGATATCTCTTTTATCTCCCCAGCACCCGCAGAAGTCGGAGCTTGTGTAATAGGACCTACAGTAAAAGGACCAGTGGAAGTCCCAACTACAGTTACATCTTATAACGAGTATGTAAGAGTATTTGGAGAGACATTTGAATCAGCTTCTACTAAACAAGAATTCTTAACTTCTTTAGCAGCAAAAAATTACTTCTCTCAAGGAGGTGATTCATTGTTAGTAGCTAGAGTAGTATCAGCATCTGGTACTTGGGGTGCTGCATCTAGTACCCATATATCAGCATCAGCAAATGGAAGCACTCCTTCCTTTACATTACAGACACACGGTCAAGGAATCTTGTATAATAACTGTACTGGCTCAGGCCTTTACGTTGGTGGAACAGAAGAAAACTCAGACGGATCATTAAAGTCTGGTTCAGTTGATAACCTAAGATGGGAAGTATCAAACGTAAGTAACACTTTAGGAACTTTTACACTATCAGTAAGAAGAGGAGATGATAGTAGTAAAAATAAAGTAGTATTAGAAACATTCAATAACTTAAGCTTAGATCCAAACGCTGATAACTACATAGAAAAAGCAATCGGTAATCAAGTTAAAGCTATTGCTGGAACATCCGACAATATTACTACTACAGGAGAATATGTAAATAAATCAAAATATATAAGAGTAAGCGCAGTTAATTCACCTACAATTAACTTTTTAGGTAATGACGGTAATATAAGAGCAGCAGCATTAACAGGTTCACTACCGATAGCTGAATCAGGATCATTCCATAGTGCTACTGGTAGAATAGTACCTTTAGCAACTGATAACAAATACTTTGGAGATATTAATACAAACACTCAAGGATTAATTGCAGCAGATTATGCACCTATAATTACATTACTTAACAATGCAGATGACTTTAAATTTAATATAATTTCAGCACCTGGTCTTATAGACTCAGTTAGTGCTCATACAGCTACAATAGGAAATATTATTTCTTTAGCTGAAAGTAGAGGAGATTGTATTTTTGTATTAGACATAAGAAGATATAATGAAGGAACTGTAGCTTCTGCTGCAGCTCAAACAGCTTTACTAAATAGCTCATATGCAGCTACATACTGGCCTTGGTTACAGACTAGATCTGCAACTGGTAAAAATGTATGGGCTCCACCAAGTTCATTTATTCCTGGAGTATATGCATTTACAGATGGAGCAGATGCACCATGGTTTGCACCAGCAGGACTTGTAAGAGGAGGACTAGTAGGAGTTATTCAAGCAGAAAGAAGATTATCTAGAACAGATAGAGACACACTATATAATGCTAAAGTAAACCCAATAGCATCTTTCCCAGGAACTGGAATAGCAGTATTTGGTCAGAAAACATTACAAACTAAAGCATCAGCATTAGATAGAGTAAATGTAAGAAGATTATTAATCGAACTTAAAGAGTTCTTAGGTAATCAAGCTCAAAACTTAGTATTTGAACAGAACACAGTAAATACAAGAAATAAATTCTTATCAGCAGTTAATCCATATTTAGATTCAGTAGTAGAAAGACAAGGTCTTTACTCTTACAGAATTGTAATGGATGATACAAATAACACAGCTGACGTAATAGATAGAAATCAATTAATAGGACAGATATTTATTCAACCAGCTAAAACAGCAGAATTTATAGTACTAGACTTCACAGTTGAGCCAACAGGAGCAACATTTGGAGCATAAATTTTAAAGTAGATATTTATAATAAATAATTAAAAGTATAAAATGGCAGTATTAGACCCAAATGAAATAATGTTTAAAGCTTTCGAACCGAAAGTACAGAACAGATTCGTCTTATTCATAGACGGTATTCCATCCTTTATGGTTAAA